AAAACTTGGGCTTCGTGGAGCCACAATCGTATGGTACTCGTTTCCATACTCTCGAACGACGATTGAAAGTAGTTAGTATCCATTCAAGCATTCTCCACGATCACGCTTACAACCTTGTCGGCATACATGGACCGATAGCCCACCGTATCATCGTTGACCAGAATCAACGTTCCCTTGTTCGGAATCTCACGAACGCTAACCAGTTCACCGGTGAACGATTCGCCAGTACTATAGACCACACTCAACCTATCGCCAACATTATAAACCATCTTTTTCTCTCTTTCTTTTCTACGATCCTACCAAACTTTTCTTCCGCCACAACCCCCCTTATAGGGAATCACTGGATCGCATAGTCATCGACCACATAACCCATCTCATCAATCTGGATGAATCCACCATCATCGCAGAATCCCAACTCATGATTGATTTCTATCATGTTGTCATTCTGACGAACACTTTCCAGAAGATCCATTGCGAAAGCAACGCGACCAACAAACGTGGTCATCGTCGTGGTATTGATCAGATCACGAAGTTCAGAAACGGTGTTGAGGACGATAAGGTTTTCCATTTTTCTTTCTCTCTTTCTTTGTTGCCAGATATATATGCGAATGCCGTGCCGTTCGAGAAAAAAAATACGATTTTCCATAACCCCTTGAAAAATATAGGGTTACAGCATTCTCAATTTGAGACGGGGGTAAGGATCACTGTAGCATTTTGCGTCATACTGTAGCATTTTGCACAGCATTTTGCGTCACCCGCTTAGAGGGGGGTTTTTTCATTTTGTTTTGATATTGAGAATCAGTCTCAAAAAACGGCCGGTGGTCCAAACATAGCAAGCTGACCCATAATAAAATGTATTACCTAAACTTTAAAGGTATGCCCCTTAGAGTCATGAATCCTGCATTTCTGCTAGGTTCTCTACTTGATTTTTCTTCGGCCTTCCTCTACGCTTACTTAAACTTAGTTTTCGTCTTTGACGTCTCACCATAGATACTGTGATATTATCCCCGGTCAATTGACTTAGTTTAGCTGCTAATTCTTCGTCTTTTGTAGCATAGTTGTTGCGAATAAAATCTACTTCTTGAGAGTTCCATTTTTTATATGTGGCCATTTTATTTTCCTTTATATTGACAAAAAGTGTAACCATGCTATTATAGTAATAGTTGATCTTTTTTATGCAAGGAACATGTTATGAATTCTCAAAACGCTATAAACGTTGATTCTGTTTTAGTTACTAAAGCATCGGGTAATCTGGACATATCCCATGATCTTGCTAAACCAGACGGTAAAAGTATAGCAGAATTATTATATGAGCAAGAAGAAAAAAAAACTATTAAATAAGGTTGATGAAGAAGAATTTTTACAAGTTTTAGATAATATTACCAAAAGATTATCTTACAAATTTAAATTCGGATATCATAGCGTAGACGATATGAAGCAGCAGGCTGCCATATTCGCTCTTGAAGGTTTAAAGAAATACGACAACTCTCGTCCGCTAGAAAACTTCTTGTGGACACATGTTCGCAATCGATTATTTAACTACAAAAGAGATAACTATCAAAGGCCCGATAAACCTTGTTTAAGCTGTAGATTTTACGATGAACACTGTAAAAAATCAAGCAATCAATGCTCAGAATATAAAAACAAAAATGATTGTGAAGAATACGACACCTGGTACCAAAGAAATAATAGCAAAAAAAATATTATGAAACCCGTAACTATGGACGAAACAAACGATTCTTCATTACAAAATAAACATAGTTCCGTATTAGATGCTATAGCTAACGATCAAATAATTAAAATTTTAGATGAAAATATTCCTGCACAATATAGAGAGTCTTATTTAAAACTTAAGCATGGAGATAAAATATATAAAGCAGATCTTATTAAACTAACTAAAATTATTAAAACTATTCTTTCTGAACATAATTATGACATCTAAAATTCCTAAAAAAAGAGGACAATTAAGCTTAGAAGAAGAAGAATACATTAGAAATAACATTAATATATTACCTATTAGTAATATAGCATCTTATTTAAATAGAAGCGAAGCCCCCATACAAAAATATGTTCATCAAGCCAAATTATATTCTGTATCATCTGATGATCAAATTTTAAAACAAAAATTATATACTAAAACATTTTGGCCCGAGATAGAAAAACAGTTTGATGCTGATAGCGGAGAATTAGAGTATTTTGAAAATACTTGGGTAAGTTTAATTAAACAATTTAGAGAAGACGTACTACCCGCCGAAGAATTACAAATTAAACAATTTATCACTATTGATATTCTTATTAACAGGAGCATGAAAGAACGTAAACGTCACATTAGCGACACCGAAAAACTTCAATCCGCCGTAGACAAAGAGTATGCAAAAAATGAAACCGAAAGAGATATACCAAAACTGGCTAACCTCGAAACTCAATTGTCGTTTGCCCGCAACAGCATCGCTAATTATACTAATGAATATACCAAACTGCTTAACGAACAACAAAAAATTAGTAAAGACCTTAAAGCTACTCGTGAACAACGAATCAAAAGAATAGAAGATGGTAAAAGTAGTTGGGTTGGTTTAATACGCATGTTAGAAGATGAAGAAATAAGAGAAAAAGAAGGTCGTCAAATGGAAATTATGAAACTAGCTGTTGATAAACAAAAACAAAAACTTTCAGAATATCATTCATATGCCGATAATATACTAGATAGCCCCCTATTAACCCCCGAAGTTGTTGTAGGTAGAAAAGAGGAAAATTAAATATGAAAACAGCCCTTATAACAGGAATAACCGGCCAAGACGGATCATATTTGGCAGAATTATTACTAGACCACGACTATAGAGTAATAGGATGCTATCGTAGATCCAGCACAAATACTCTCAGTAGAGTCCAACATCTGCTCAATAATCCTAATTTTAATCTAGAGGAGTTTGATATAACAGATCCTAGCGGATGTAATACTATTATTAGCACATACAAACCAGAAGAGATTTATAATTTAGCTGCTCAAAGTCATGTAGGAACAAGTTTCAAGCAGCCGTCTACAACTTTTGAAATAGACACAATCGGAGTAATAAATCTTTTAGAAGCTATAGTACACTTTTCTCCTTTATCAAAATTTTATCAGGCCAGCACCAGCGAAATGTTTGGATTAAATTATAGTATAGATTCTGACGGAACAAAATATCAAGATGAAAATACAGAACTATTACCTCAAAGTCCGTACGGAGTTGCTAAACTTGCTAGTCACAGAATGGTACAAATTTATAGAGAAGCATATAATATATTTGGTTCTTGTGGTATACTATTTAATCATGAAAGTTCTAGACGAGGAGAAAATTTTGTTACTCGTAAAATTACAAAATATATAGGATTATTAGTTAACAATAAAATTTCAGAACCATTAAAATTAGGTAATCTACAAGCTAGTCGAGACTGGGGACACGCACGAGACTATGTTAAAGCGATGTGGCTTATGTTACAACAAAATATCGCGGAGGATTATGTGATTTGTACAGGTCAAACTTATACTGTGGAGAATTTTTTACAGCAGGCTTTTTCTGTAGCCGGACTTAACTATATGGATCACATCCAGATCGATCCTGCTCTATATAGACCAGCAGAGGTAGATTATTTAAAGGGACGCAATACCAAAGCGGTATCTAAACTAGGATGGCATCCCGAAACCTCTTTTACTAATCTGGTAGAAGAAATGGTCACATCAGATATTCAATTAACTTCTAGTATTGTTTATGTTTAGAAATTATAAAGATCCTCAATACAAACAATGGAGAAAAAGCGTTTATGAAAGAGATAATCATAAGTGTAGGTGGCCTAATTGTAATCTTAAACGAAAACTTAATGCCCATCATATTAAAACTTGGGCAGATTATCCGGGTTTAAGATTTGATATTAATAATGGTATTACTCTTTGTAAATATCATCACGATTTAATTAAAGGTATGGAAGAAATTTATGCCGAAACTTTTTTAAGAATCTTAGCCAATGATAGACTTCAGTAATTTTCATATTATTATTGACACACGAGAACAACATCCGTGGACTTTTAGTCACATGGATAAAAGTGTATCAAAATTAGATACCGGAGACTATTCATTAAAAGGCTTAGAAAATATTTTTTGTATAGAACGTAAAGGTAATATTAGCGAATTTGCTAACAATATAACAGAAAAAAGATTCAAAGATGTAGTTAGCAGAATGAATCAGATACCTCATGCTTTTTTATTACTAGAATTTGATTTAGAAGATGTTTTGATATATCCGGTAGGATCCACAGTGCCTAAACGCATGTGGGAAAAGCTTAAAATTAGTCCTAAATTTATTTTAAAACACATTATAGAATTACAAGTAATTCATAATATTAAAGTTATTTTTTGTGGAGATGCTAGTAATGCAGAACATATGGCTCTTAGTATTATGAGAAAAATTTATGAACTCTACGGACAACCCAAAAAAGATCTTTGAAGATGCTTGGTTAGAATTAGGAGATTTATCTTCTCTAAATATCCTAACCAATCCGATGATTCATAGATCAGAAAAAGAAATAGAAAATCCAGATTTTCATCTTATTAAATTGTTAAGAGATCCACAATACATAGGAACCACTTGTAAATTACTTTTAAACATAGAATTGCATCCGATGCAAGTACTAATTTTACAAGAATTTTGGCATAGGCCATTTCCTATGTATATTGCTAGTCGTGGCTGGGGTAAAAGCTTTCTTTTAGCGCTATATTCTGTATTACGTTGCATGTTTTTTCCTGGTACAAAAATTGTTATTGTGGGTGCCGCTTTTAGACAAAGCAAAATTATTTTTGAATACATGGAAACTATGTGGCGTAATAGTCCTATACTTAGAAGTATTTTCAACGGTAACGATGACGGCCCGAGACGAGATGTTGATAGATGTACCATCAGATTAGGAGATAGTTGGACTATTGCCGTGCCGATGGGTGATGGTAGCAAAATTAGAGGTCTTAGAGCACATATTATTATAGCGGATGAATTCGCATCTATTTCTCCTGATATCTACGAGACAGTTGTGGCAGGATTCGCCGCCGTGTCGGCTAGTCCTATACAAAATGTCAAAGATCAAGCCAAGAAAAAAGCCATGATAGATGCTGGCTTATGGAGCGAAGAACTAGAACAATTATCTCATAAAATGGGTAATCAAGCAATTATTAGTGGCACAGCAGACTATGCTTTCAAGCACTTTGCTCAATATTGGAATAGATATAAAGCTATTATAGAGAGTAAAGGAGATACTCAAAAACTATCAGAAATTTTTAATGGAGATGTACCAGATAATTTTAATTGGCAAGACTATAGCATAATACGTATACCATATGAACTTATTCCCAAAGGTTTTATGGACGATAAGCAAGTTGCTAGAGCAAAAGCAACTATTCATACCGGCATATATAATATGGAATACGCTGCATGTTTTACTTCTGATAGTAATGGATTTTTTAAACGAAGTCTGATAGAAAGCTGTGTAGTTAACGACAGAACACCTATCGTATTAAATAATAAACCAATTCTTTTTGATGCTGCTATAACAGGTAATCCTAACTTAACATATGTTTACGGAATAGATCCTGCTAGTGAAAAAGATAATTTTAGTATTATAATACTAGAATTACATCCAGATCATTCCAGAATAGTATATTGTTGGACCACTAATAGAAGCAATTTTAAAGATCGTCAAAAAACAGGCTTAGTACAAGAACATGATTTTTATGGTTTTTGTGCTCGTAAAATACGTAATCTAATGAAAGTTTTTCCACCAAAAATTATTGGTATGGATGCTCAAGGAGGAGGAATAACCATTGAAGAGGCACTACACGATCCTTCCAAACTAGAAGAAGGAGAATTATTAATTTGGCCAACTATTAATTATGAAAAATCTAAAGATACAGACAATCAACCCGGACTACATATTCTAGAGCTAATCCAATTCGCAAAAGCAGAATGGACAAGTCAAGCTAATCATGGTTTACGTAAAGATTTCGAAGATAAAACACTTTTATTTCCACAATTTGATCAACTAACCCTAGGATTAGCTTTGGATAAAGAAGGTAAAGACATTTTAGGTACTGATTTAAATGCTGTATATGATAGTCTTAGCGAATGCATATTAGAAATTGAAGACTTAAAAAATGAGTTAACAACTATAGTAATGACACAGACTAGCACCGGAGCAGGAGCAAGAGATCGTTGGGATACTCCAGAAGTTAAATTACAAAACGGTAAAAAAGGCCGATTACGTAAAGATAGATATAGTGCTTTAGTTATTGCAAATATGTTAGCTAGACAATCTAGAACATCTTTAGCTCCTATCGACTATGATATTATAGGAGGTAACAGAGTTCAAATTGTTAATCATAAAGGCCAAATGTACAAAGGTCCAGAGTGGTTTACTACAGGAGCTAATGAAGACATATATAATGGTATTTACAGATAAATAGTGTATTGCTATAACAATACCATCACAATTATATTGTAATAGAATTAAACATATGACTAAAAAATTTGATAAAAACGCTGCTATTAATGATGCTTCTCAAGTACCAGAAGAAGCTTATGTAACATGGGGCGATGATTTAGCTAGTAAAAAAGAAGCACTAAATAAGTCTTCGGAATCTATGTCCGAATACACCGTGATAGAAAAAGCTTCTGCTATGCGTAGATACGGCTTAGACTATTCTGGTCTAGACACTAATACGGACGGTCGTCCAGGACTAAGTCGTAGCGATTATGATTTTTTCCGACCAGACGAAGCTGTTCCAAAAAGAATTAAAAACATCATAAAAAAAGCAGAAGATATTTATCAAAGAGTTGGTTTAGTTAAGAATGTTATCGATCTAATGGGTGACTTTGCGTCTCAAGGTATAACTTTAGTACATAAAAACAAAAGAATAGAAAAATTTTATAAAGCATGGTTTAAAAAAATTGGAGGCAAAGAAAGAAGCGAAAGATTTCTGAATAATCTATATAAAACAGGTAATGTTGTTATACATAGACAAACAGCTAAACTTAGTTTAAAAATAACAGATAGTTTATACAAAACAGTAGGATCTCCAGATTTAATAATTAATCAATCAGAACCATCTCCCGAAAAAAGAGAAATACCTTGGAGATATACTTTTATAGATCCATTTTATGTTGATATTGCTGGCGGTTCTTTGTCTTCATTTTCTAATTTGAAAACATACGAATTAGTTTTACCAGCTAATTTACGTAGAACTATTAATAGTCCTAAAACACCACAAGAACAAGCGGTTGTAAATAGTTTGCCTTTACAAATCATAGAAGCAGCTAAAACCAAAAAACCATATCCTCTTGATACAGCAAAAACATCAGTATTCCATTATAAAAAAGATGATTGGCAGAGCTGGGCATATCCAATGATATATTCTATTATGGATGATATTACTGTTATAGAAAAACTAAAACTAGCAGATATGGCAGCTTTAGACGGAGCCATAAGCAATATAAGAATTTTTAAATTGGGTAGTTTGGAACATAAGATAGCTCCTACCAAAGCAGCAGCAGCTAAGTTAGCTCAAATTTTAGGAAATAATGTTGGCGGTGGAACGATGGATCTTGTTTGGGGTCCAGATATTGAACTCCTAGAAAGTAAAACTAGTGTTCATCAGTTTTTGGGAGAAGGAAAATATATACCACATCTTAATGCTGTTTATGCAGGCTTAGGTATTCCACCTACTTTAACCGGAACATATGGGGCTGCTGGAACAACTAATAATTTTATTAGTCTAAAAACCTTAACACAAAGACTTCAATATGGTAGAGATGTATTAAAAGAATTTTGGGATAAAGAAATTGTACTTGTACAAAAAGCAATGAATTTTAGATATCCAGCCAGAGTAGAATTTGATAGAATGGATTTAAGTAATGAAGATAGCGAAAAAGCTCTACTTATACAATTAGCTGATAGAAACTTAATCAGTGATGAGCTTCTACAAAGTCGTTTTGGTTTCGATCCAGACATGGAAAAAACAAGACTTAATAGAGAATCCAAAGAAAGAAAAAGCAAACGCATGGTTAATAAAGCAGGACCGTGGTACGATCCTCAACCAGAAAATGGCTTAAGAAAAATAGCATTACAAACAGGGGTAGTATCTCCAAGCGAAGTAGGACTAGAATTATCAGAAAGAAAGAATGGAGAGAAAAGCTCATTAGAACTAAAACAAAATTCTAAACCAACACAGTTGGCCAAAGATTCGCCAGAATCTTTGCGTAGTCAACCACAACAAGGCAGGCCCAAGCTATCTAAGGATACAGAAAAGCGCAAAACAAAAGAATTCAAACCACAAACAGGAGCGGGCCTTACTTTATGGGCAGTTCAAGCACAGGAAAATATTAGCACGATTATTAATCCTATTATGTTAGAGTTTTATAACAAAAAAAATCTAAGATCTCTTTCTAACTTAGAAAACAAAGAACTAGAAAATCTAAAAACAAAAATATTATTCGACCTAAAACCATTCTGCACAATTAATACAGAACATATTTTAGCAAAAATTTCTGATATAAATAATGCCAACTTAACAGAATATAGTGTATGGGTAAAAGGAATAGTATCAGAATTAGGTAGAGAACTTACAGTCGATGAGCAGAAACATACTAAAGCAGCATACTATGCTTCCATTAACCAATAAACTAAAAGGTCAAAAATGATCATATATAGTCAAGAAACGGACGATGGGCTAGCTGAGACAATTTCTGCATTATCTTCTGTGGCATATGCCTCTGTATTATATCCCGCAACAAAATCTGAAACTAAAAATTTTATTCATAAAAGTTCTGGGTCTTTTAAAGACTCTGATTTATATTATGTCCAATCTATTTTAGTTAGTTCTTCATGGAATAAAAATGATGATATATTTGATAAAGCAGAAGTATGGAATGCTAGAAAAACTCCAGAAGATAAACCTACTAATTTAGAACATGACGAAAATATTATTATTGGTCATATTACTTCTAATTGGCCCATAGACGAGAATGGAGAAATTATAGAAGACGATACAGAACTTGGAGAATTACCAGAAAAATTTCATATATTAACTGGTTCTGTAATATATAGAGCTTTTTCTAATATAGATCTTAAAGAACGAGCAGAAAAATTAATATCAGAAATAGAAAATGGTTCAAAATATGTTAGTATGGAATGTTATTTTCAAAATTTTGATTATGGCTTATTAAATCAATCTAATGGTAGATATCAAATATTACCTAGAAATGAATCAACAGCTTATTTAACTAAATACTTAAGATCCTATGGTGGTAATGGCGAACATGAGAACCATAAAATTGGTAGAGTACTAAGAAATATCACTTTTAGTGGTAAAGGATTTGTTGATAAACCAGCTAATCCAGACAGTATTATTTTTACAAAAGAGAATATTAATAAAATATTTGCAAAAAAAAATAACAATTTATCAAATTCAGGTGTAATACTAAACAAGTCTACCTCAATCGTGGAGAATATAACTATGACTGAAAACTTAGAAAAACAAGTAGCAGAACTAGGCACAAAAATAGACACTGTTTCAGCAAATTGCGCTGATACTGTCAAGGAAGCCTATAGTCTAGCTTCTGAACTAAAAAACACAAATCAAACTCTGGAGGCCGCTATGAAAGACAAAGAAGAAGAAATGAAAAAAATGAAAGCAGCCCTAGAAGAAGTGGAAGCAGCCATTAAAAAAACACAAGAAGAAAAAGATGCCGAAATGAAAAAGATGAAAGCTGCTTTTGATGAAGAGCTTGAGGCATTAGCAAAGAAATACACTGATGAAAAAACCGAAGTTGAAGAAATGGCCAAAAAAACTAAGAGCGAATTGGATGCTGCCAATGAAATCATAGTTGCCATGAAGATGGAAAAAGAAGAAATGGCTAAAAAAGAGAAGAAAATGAAAAGAATGGCTTGTTTGCTAGACTCCGGTCTAGATAATGACACTGCCACGGCCACACTAGACAAATTTGATACTATGGACGACGAATCTTTTGATGCTATGATAGCTCTTTTTGCGGCTATGAAGCCATACAAAAAAGAAGAAAAGGGCATGATGAATCCCATGATGAAGAAAAATATGTCTTCTGAAGAAATAGTGTCAGCTTTGGACGATATAGAACCAGAAGATACCATAGATCTTGGCATTGGTAACGATACAATAGAATCTCAAGCAGACTCTATTCGTGCAGAATTAATAGAATTTGTAAGTGCTAGACTTAACAGAAACTCATAATTAAAGGGAGAAACCAAAATGGCTCTAAAACCTGATCGTATCGAATTACAAACAGATGTTTCGTTTTTCATGAACACAACAGCTACCAGAGGTGGTGTCGCTTCTGTTTCTACTGGTGGTTCCGGAGTGGCTATGGACGACGCCGCAGCTGTTGTTAGTTATGCTAGCACAGCCAGTGGTTCCAAACCAGTAGGCGTACTGCTCAATGATGTTGTAAATCTTGATCTAACTAGACAACATATCAATTGGCATAAAGATGAAGTACAAGTAGGTGGCAAAGTTACTTTGCTACAAGTTGGTCAAGTCACAACTAATTTGGTAACCGGTAGTCCTACCGCTGGCGCCACAGCTTATGTTGGTGCTAGTGGTAATTTTTCTGCTACAGCTCCTAGCGATGCTGGCACAGAAGACGAAGCCTATCGTGTTGGTAGATTCTTGAGTTCCAAAGATGCAGATGGTTATGTCAAAGTAGCAGTTAACATTGCCTAATAATTAACAAGGGAGAAAAAACATGTCAGAAAATCGTAAACCTTTTCAACCGACACCAGAATTAACAGACCTTTTAGTTCGTTCTGGTTCAGCCAATAGAGAAACATCTCTAGCTGCGAATGCAGAGTTTGCTAAAGCACTAGAACAACCACTACGTCAAGGTGTGCTCAATGGAAATATTCTAGATGGTATTTTTGAACCTATTCGTTTAGCTCAAAGTGCTACTCCAGAATTTCCATTAGATTTCTTGGCTCCTGGTACAGAAAGAGACTTTGTTGCTTATACTATTCCTAATCACGGCTATATTCCAGAACGCCATGTTGAGGGTGACTATGTGATGGTTCCAACCTTCGATATTGGCGCAAGCATCGACTATCTCTTAAAATATGCTAGAGATGCTCGTTGGGATGTTGTTGGTCGTGCAATGGAAGTTTTAGAAGCTTCGTTTGTTAAGAAAATGAACGATGATGGTTGGCACACTCTACTTGCTGCTGCTGTAGATCGTAATATTGTTGTATACGATAGCGATGCAGCCGCTGGCCAGTTTACAAAGCGTTTGGTTAGTTTAATGAAGACTGTTATGCGTCGCAATGGTGGCGGTAATAGCGCTTCAAATAACCGTGGTCTTCTAACAGATCTTTATGTTTCTCCCGAAGCTATGGAAGATATACGCAATTGGGGTGTTGATCAAGTTGATGAAGTTACTCGTCGTGAAATTTATACTGCTGCCGATGGTTCTGTTAATAGAATCTTTGGTGTTAATTTACATGATCTAGATGAACTTGGCGAAGGTCAAGAATATCAGCTCTTCTACAACAACACTCTTAGTGCTAGTCTTCCAGCAGGAGACAATGAACTAGTTGTTGGTCTGGATCTTCGTAAGAGAGACAGTTTTATTATGCCAATTCGTGAAGAGGTTCAAATTTTTGAAGATGTCAATTTGCATCGTCAGAAAAGAGCTGGCTTCTATGGTTGGGCAGAACAAGGATTTGCTGTGCTCGATAATCGTAGAGTACTTCTTGGTTCTCTATAATAAAATTGTATCATATAGTTTAATCGAAGAAAGCCGCTCTTTTGGGCGGCTTTTTTTGTTACCATAACTATGGGTGTATTAATATATTGATAAACACTCTTTTTTAGGAGCTATTTAATGCCAGCAGCAGAATATAATTTTAGTATTGAACAGGGTAGCTCTTTTAAATTGGCATTAGTTTATAAAGATGACAGTGGCGCTCCTATTAATATTTCTGGATGGTGTGCCAGACTAATATGGAAGACTAATGCTAATATAACACAGGTTTTTACCACTGAGAATCTTGATTATAGTGTATATAAATTTACGTTAGATGGTGCTAATGGTAAATTAACACTACTATTTCCAGCTAATACCACTAATAATTTTGCTTTTAGTAATGCAAAATATGATTTGGAATTACAATCAGATGATAATTTTTATACTGAGGGCGGCAAATACATTATAAGAATTTTATATGGTACTGTAAGTATTCTTAAGCGCAAAAGCAAAACCGATACATTATTGGATTGTACATAATGAGTCAAATTTATGTAGTAGAAATTGAAACTGAACCATTAACATCTATTGAGATAGAGAGCGGTTCCATTGCTGATATCCCAAATATATATTTAGAAGTTGTTAATACAGAAAAAATTTTACTATCTGATTTGCCACCATTAAATTTTACTGGTATGATAACAACAAATCAAATTACAGATTTAGATAATTATTTAAGTAATTTTATTGATACATATGAAATAGACTGTGGCACACCATAAATAGGAGTAATATAGACTATGCCTGTGAATACAACACTACAACTAAGAAGAGGAAGCGGAGAAAACTGGAATTCTATTAATCCAACACTCAGTAATGGTGAGCTTGGCTTAAATACAGACAATAAGCTATTTAAAATTGGTGATGGCTTAACAACATGGACTAGTCTTCCGTATTATCCTGGTATTCCATTGTCTAGTGGTACCGGTATAGGATTATCTTATTCTAAAGATTCTAATAATATTATTACTGGTATTTCTATATCCAATGCTATACGAGCCGGTTCAAATATTAGTTTAACCCTAAGTGGAAATGATATAGTTATAGCAGGATCGTCGCCAACAACAGTGTCGTCTGGAACAGGAATAGTTGTAAATCAAACAGGAGATGATTATCAAATTAATTTAGATAATGAACATGTTAGAGATCTTATTGGAGGTATTTTATTTGGTAATAGTGGAATAGGTATTAATATTGATGATGCTAGTAATACTATTACATTTTCTGTTACTGGTATATTATCAACACAAATAAATGATTTTAATAGTGCTGTTGATGCTAGAATCACCGCAGCTTCTATTAGCGAAGAACAGGTTCAGGATGTTATTGCTAGCGGAGATCATATTAATACTGGATTTTTACGTAATGGTACAGGCGTATATATAGACTATAATGATTCTAGTAATTTTGTAACTATTAATGTGAGTGGATACTCCTTACTCGGTCATACTCATGATGACAGATACTATACAGAAACAGAGTTAAATACTAGCGGTGGAGGTGGTCAAGTACATTGGGCTAATGTTACAAATACTCCCACAGGTTTCACCCCAGCATCACATAGTCATGTATCAACAGATATTACTGACTTTACTGAAGCTGTTCAGGATGTTGTTGGAGACAATGCTGGTGGTATAGGATTTTTAAGAAATGGTAGCGGTATATCTTGGACTTATAATGATAGTTCTAATACTTTAAGTGTTGGAGTTACCGGTATACCGTCTTCTTTGATCACTGATTTTGCTGATGCTGTAAGTGACCAGGTTGATACTACCCTTTCGGCAGGCACAGGCGTTGTATTAAATTATAATAGTAATACTAACATATTAACTATTAATACTAGTGGTTATGCGCTCACCTCTCATAATCATATTTGGTCCAATATAACAGATGCTAGTGCTACAGCAACCTTAAATGAATTAGCTTATCTTTCTGGTGTTACTGCCGGCACAGTTTCTGCTAGTAGAGCAGTTGTTGTTGATGCTAACAAAGATGTGTCATCTCTAAGAAATTTAAGTGCTAGTGGAGACGTTACTCTTGGAACAGTATATGTGACGAATAATTTGTCTACCACTGGTAATGTTACTATTAATGGTAATTTAAGTGTTAACGGTACTACCACTACTATCGAAAGTACTGTTACTAAACTTAGAGATCCAATTATTACAATTGGTAGCGGAGATAATCCGTCATCTGATGACAATAAAGATAGGGGTATAGAATTTTTATATCACAATGGCGTTGTAGCCAAAACTGGTTTTTTCGGTTTTGATGATAGTACCGGCAAATTTACATTTATTCCTGATGCTACCAATACTAGCGAGGTATTCTCTGGAACTAAAGGAGAAGTAGACGCTAATGTTGATTGGTCAAATATTCTTAATAAACCAGATCCTATCATTACTGGAACATTAACTGGAGATGTTACAGGAACTAGTAGTGTAACATTAACAGATCTTGGTAATGGAACATTAAGTATCAGTACAACATTAGCTGATAATACTGTTACTAGTGCTAAAATTGTTAATGGTACAATAGTAAATGAAGATATTAATGCTAGTGCGGCTATTGCTGTAACTAAATTAGCTAGTAGTGGTATAACTTTAGGTAGTACAACAATAAATCTTGGACAAACTAGTACTGTTATTGATGGTTTAACAAGAATTAGTGGCGTTAGCGCTAATAATCCTACATATTTATATTATGCTGTAATTGATGGCGGTACTCCATAGTATATAATACTGGTAGAATCAGAGGATATTATGCCAGTAAATGATTTAATTTTAATTAGAAAAGGTTCCAGTACAGAATGGAATACTACTAATCCAATATTATCTAGTGGTGAACCAGGATTCGATATTACCAATAATATATTAAAAATTGGTGATGGAGTTACCACTTGGTCATTATTATCTCAAATATCCTCCTCTGA